GTTTTTGAACTGAGTATCCAACTCCTGTTCCACCTAAAAGTAAAAACATTGTTTCAGAAAATGCATCTACGTGATCGATTGGCATATATGCACAATTGTAGACTCTGTTTGGTGAGATTTCAATTGGCTTTCCACCAAATTGTAATGATCTCATAGATGGTAAAACTTTCTTGTCGTACACCATTTTATATACCTCTTCTATCTCATCTTTGATGTGAGGGTACTTTCTTTGGTGCATTTCTTTGTTACGAGTTACCAACTCTTCCCAAGTCTCTCTCCTGTTCAATTCAGGTTGAAACTTAGCGTATTTCATAAAGACAGTAATGTCACTTAATATTTTTTGCGAAATATCCATTTTTATACAAATTTAATAATTTATTTTAAGATTCTTGTTGTTCTTTTTGTTTTTTTCTTTCTAACAGTTCCTTAATTCTGTTCCTATTCTTTTCTTCTTTTTGCTCCTCGTGACCAAGGAATGTTACACTTTGTTCTGTATCTATTTCTAACATACCATTGTCAAACTTACAGTTCTCAAATATAATTCCATCTTTACCGATCCTTGATTTAGTGATTGCTATAGTTGCCAAGTTCATTTCTTTTTGTTGTAATGATTTTGCAACCGTAATAATAACGTGACCAACTTGTGCTTTTTTAATTGATCCACCCATTTGATCTGTTGTTACAACCTCTGATGAAATTGAATTTCTGTTACCTTGTGTTGCTGTCCATCCCGCAATATCCAACTCGTGACACATCGCTTCAAATCCTCGCATTACCGATCCTTCACTCTTCCATTCGTCACCTAACATTTTGTCAGGAACCACACAGTCGATATAATCTAAAATAATCATATCTACTTTTATACCTTCGGCCATCATCTTTCTTACTTGATTTTTAATCTGATTCATAGTTACAGTATCGGAAGGTAATTTTTTCAATATCAATTTGTTTTTTCTTGATGATTGAATTTCTTTTACTCTTTCCATTACGTCTTTTCTATTTTCAGAAAGGTCGTCAGGGTGTATTCCTGTCCAAAGTGTAAAGTGTTTTCTTTGGATAATTTTTGGGTTGTCTTCAAAAAATATCTGAAGAACGTTATACCCTAAGTTAAATGCGTGGTTAGCAATTTTAGTTGTAAATGTGGATTTACCAACACCTGTAGGTGCTAAAATTACACCAATCTCACCTTTAGCAAGACCACCTTTTAATAGGTTGTCTATACCAGGTACTCCAATCGGAATTGGGTGTCTATAGTCGTCATCCAATACCTCATCAATATTAAAAAATACATCGGTTGTTCCCTTATCTACTTCACCAACTTGAAGTGCCCCCCTTACCATTTCTTCTAACTTATCATAACTCTCGAAATCACCTTTATCGATGATTGATTGAGCTTTGGTCATTACTTTTTGGAGTTCTTGTTGTTTACAGAATTTAAGAGATTTTTCTTGAACATATATTGAACCTTCGTCCGAAACGTTCTTAACCTGATCTAACGTATCTAAAACGCTCTTTTGAGCCATCGGTGAACTAATTTCTGACTTAGTTAATTGTTCAAGGGTATTAAATGTCGGCGTATGCTCATAATTTGAATAATATTCTTTGATCATTTGACAAATAATCTTAAAATATTGATTATCAAAATAATGAGGATCAATAACTTCAATGATGGAATTAGAGAAATCTTTGTAAGTAATTATGTTATTTAGTAATTGAATTTGAAAAGTATTTCCTAAGTATCCGAAGTTTTTTTTGTCTGACATATTGTATAGATTTTTGTTCCTTGTTTTAATAAATATAGTTAAGCGAACGAATAATTAAGGTACTGATAAGATAAATTTTTGTCTGATAAAATGTCAGTCAATTCTCTTAAAATGTTTTTTATGTCTGGTCGTATGTCAAGGGTATATCTTACCTTTGGTGGGTATAATTTCGCATCAATCACTCTATGACAAATTGTCTTATTTCCAACCTTTAATATAATGTTAAATACTTCAGGTCCATCTGTATTTGATGTTTCTAAAACGCTTGGGTCTTCTTCAATTTGGTATCTGTTATCTAACATGTATACCATACACTTGTTTCTCAATTTTGTTTGAAGTGACTCAGATAGATACTTAATGTACTCATATAATTCAACTGAACTTTCAGCCTTTTCATGATAATTTTTTACATTAAAGAATCTTTGAACCACAAAATTGTTGTTAAGTGTAATTAGAAACTCAACCTTTGTTACATCATTCTGCTCTTTCATAATTTTACTTTTTTGTTTTAAACTTTGTTTTTTCTTTTCTTGTTAACTTTAAAAATGGTTTCAAAAAATATACCCACTGCTCATCCCCTTTTGGTAGGTATTTAAATAATCCGTCCTCCATCATCATTCGAATTAGATTCTTATATCCTCTTCCGTCAGGATCCAATGACTCAGAGTAATAAGAGTGAACTAATTCTTTTCCTTCTTCACTAATTAGTGGTTCCGATAAATCAACAATTCTTTTATTGATTTCAAAAAACTCGTCACCAAATATACCTTCTTTTGTTTTACCCGTCAGTAAATTTTTAAGTACGGTATTGTCTTTTTGTTCTTTTAGGAGTTCTTCGCCCTTTTGTAAAATATCGGAAAAACTAACCTCTTTATCAAGTATCTCAGGAAATAGTTTGATTAATGTTTTTTCACCTAGATAATAGATACCATCTATATTATCTGATTTATCACCAGATATTATCTTAAATGTTTTAACATTGTAATGGGGAATCTCTATTTCATGTAGTTTGATTTTATCTCCATTTTTATAATACTTTTTTGTATTTGGGGAATACAGAGTAACATCTTCTGAGATAAGTTGTGTAAGGTCTCTATCGCCACTAAATATGGTTTTAGATTCGTCTTTAGATATTTTACAATAATAGGCAATGAGGTCGTCGGCTTCAGAGTTTTCAAATTCAACTTGTCTAACAAACATTTCTTCCAAGTATTGTTTTACTCTTTGTTTTTGTTTGCCAAATGATTCTTCTTTGAAGTCCTCGACTGTCCCTTTTCGGTTAAGTTTGTATTTTGGGTAAATTAATCTACGTTGGGATGTTGACATTTCTCCGTCCCAAAATACAACAACCTTGTTGAAGTTTTCTTCGTCTATGAACCTTCGTAATGTGTTAAGGAAATGCCAAATACCTCCTACGTGTTCAGTTCCGTTAAAGTAGTCTTTAACTCCGTGAAATCCAATTTTTAATAAATTATTCCCGTCAACTAATAGGGTTTTTGTCATTTCTGTAAACTTACAGTGTTCTTACTATTCTACTTCTTCTTTTTCTGCTTTCAAATCAAAGTCACCATCAACACCAATGATTTCTTTCCAATACTCTGCATAATCTTTTTTGTATTGTTCAATCGAAGCCTTTTCTTCAGACGCTTCTTTACCCGGTAAAAATCCATGTGGTGTTACAATAATTTTACCGTCTTCAAATCCAAGTCCATTAATGTGATTTTTCATTACAGATACTTTTGTTCTTGAAGCAAACTTAACAGTTCTTTTGTCTTTTGTTGCCGTGATCTTAGTTGTTCCAGCACCTTTTTGATTTCCAAATAAGAAAACTAATGATGAGTTTAACCAAATAGCTTCTCCTCCTTTAGCTTTAATTTTTGGTTGACCAAAAGGGTTGTCGGGTAATTCTACCCAAGGCTGATTAACAATAATCAAAGTGTTTTCGTATTTAGAATCCGCCTTTCTTGAACCTGAAATTCTTTGATTAATTCCCATTCCGATCTTATCAGCCAAAACACTTGCGTTGTGTTGTTTACCTCCTTTACCTTCATAAGTCATCTTACAAGGAACTGAACCAACGGAATCCCACATAATACAAAGTGAATAATCTAAATCTCCTTTTTCTTGTGCATCTAACAAATCATTAATGTAATCTGTAATTTGTTCGATGTAATCAAAGTTATTGTTAAAGATATAAAAACCATCCCACTCTAATTCTCCTGTTTCTGTATCAACAACTTCTTCACATTCAAACCCCATTAGTTTAGCATGTTCAAAAGACCATTTTTGTTCTGTAATAATGAATACAGGAAGTACGCCTTTCTTTTGGGCGTCAACCGCCGTTTTAACTAAGGCGGTCGTTTTACCCGTATCACTATGACCTAAGAACATGTTTATGTGACCCATCGCAGGACCAGGTAGACCAACAGCGTCTAAGAATGGTTCACCTAAATCAAAAAACCTTTGTGGTTTATATTTTGCAGATGTCGAAAACTTTTTCTTTAATGAACTAAAGTCGTTCTTTTTAATTGCCATTTTCTTCTTCTTTTTGTTCGTTTAAAATTTTTAACATATCTTCAGTGATTTCAAACTTATCATCTTTTTTGATATTATACTTATAAACTGTTTCTAACATTTCAAGTTTATCTTTAGCGTTAGTCATTTTATCAACAAACTTATCCATTTCTTCTAAATGTTGTGGATGTTCACCAATCCCAACAGGGTTGTTGAAATAAACTAATAGTGTTGCTTCTGCTTCAGCCATTTCTGACCTATATTTCAAGGTCAGGGCTTCATACATTTTTTGTGATATCTTATTCATATTTTAATTTTTTTAGAAAGGTAATTCTTCAGATGGTTCATCATTTGCCTGTGGATCAACAATAGGTGTTTCTTCTTTTTGTGTTCCACCTAATGAAATCTCAGCCTCTTCACCATAAACATATTTTTTAAGTTCAGAATTCCACATTGGTGTTTCTCCGACTGCAACTGCTTCTAAATATTCAACGGGTTTTTTAGAGTAAACATCAGTCCAAGTTAGTTCGTCTTGTAACCAACCTTCCATAATTTCTTTATCTTCATGTACAGGTGAAGGGTCATCATACATAATTGTTTGAACAACGGTATATTCTTTTCCTTGTGGTGTTTTTGCCTTTGTTAATTCAATAATAAGGTCTCTACCTTTTTCTGAATCTGTAACGTCACCTTTTGCTTTCCAAATAGGAAGAATTTTGTCTAACACACCTTCTTGTTTGTAGTTGTGTTTAAATCTCCAAAACTTAACACCATCTTGTTCATTATCTCTATCAACCACTTTTACGATATAAAATAAACGTGAACGATACTGAGACGCTAATTCTTTATCCTCTTTTTTTCCTGTGGAAATAAGTTCATTATAAACTTCAGTAAGTGGTGATCTTTCATTGTCGTTTTTATCAGGATCATACAACTTAACCCACTGACCATTAACTTGAATTTCGTGATACCAAACCTCAACAAATGGTGATGAACCATCTTTAGTAGGTAGGATTCTAATTCTTTTCTGTGCAGATTTTTCATTTTTTTGAAGAATAGCTGAAAAATACTTTTTCATTCTGTCTTCTTGTGAGATGTTTTGTCTCTGAGAACCACTTGATTGTGAGTTCTTTTCGTACTGTTTTAGTACCGCGTCAATTGAATTTGCCATAGATTTTTGTTTTTAATTTTTAACTCTTTTATCTATGTCAATAATAAGTGAAATTGTTAAAATGTCAAATAAAAAA